CATGCGTTTATTAACGAAGAACCTGCAAAGAAAACTTTTTTAAGATTAGTTTCTTGTTGGACTGGCGTACCTAAGTTTGAAATAAAAGAAAAAATAAATCAAGTAAGAGCCGAGTGGAGCACAGTTAAAGATAATGTATTTGTTTATGATTGTGTTGGTATAAACATGCATGACTTAAATAATTATTGTGATGAAAATGAAGTTGATATAGTTATCATAGACCAACTAGATAAAGTAAACATTAGAGAAAAATTTGATAAACAGCATGAGAAGTTAAAAGAAATATATAAACAAGCAAGAGAGTTAGCTAAGAGAAAAAACATTTTAGTTATTGGAGTTAGTCAAGCAAACGCAGACGCTCACAATCAACAACGAGTAGATTTTAATTGGCTAGATAATTCTAGAACAGGCAAGGCAGGAGAAGCAGATTTAATTATTGGTATTGGTAAACCAAGAGAATCAGTAGAAGAATACGAAAGACATTTATATTTATCTAAAAACAAGTTGACAGGCGACCATGCAGATATTAATTGTGAACTAGAGCATACATTATCTAGGTATTCATGATATTAATATTAGATGTAGAAACAACATTCACTGATGGTGATAACACACCTTATAATCTAAATAATAAATTAGTATCAGTTGGTATTAATAGTAAATACTTTTTCTTTTATCATCAAAGCATAGACGAATCTACACACCAAGAAACATTTAATAAGATACAAAAATTATTAGATGACGCTAAATTAATTGTAGGTCATAACTTAAAGTTTGACATGACTTGGATGTATCACTTTGGTTTTAAATATAATGGTAAGTTGTACGATACCATGTTAGCTGAGTACATAAGTTTTAGAGGACATCCTTTTAGTGGTAAGACAAGACTATCTTTATCCTTAAAAGAGTGTTGTAAAAGAAGAAATCTCTCTCATAAATTCGATAGTTTAAAAAGATACATTGATAATAATTATAATGTTGATGAGATACCTATAGAACATTTAGAAGAGTATGGAAGACAAGATGTAAAAATAACTTATCAACTTTATAAAAGTCAGATAGCAGAGTACAAACAAAAATTTAAAAATTTAATTAAAATTAGGGATATGACAAATGATTTTCTTAGAGTTTTAATTGACATAGAATTAAATGGTAATTGTATTAATGTTGATAAACTAAATAATGTAGAAAAAAATCTTACCAAAGAGTATTACGATTTAAAAAAAACAGTAGACAACACTGTGAAAGAAGTCATGGGTGATGGCGTATACAATCTATCTAGTGGCGAGGATTTATCTAAAATAATTTATTCTAGAAAATTACAAGATAAAAATATATGGAAAGAAATATTTAACATAGGAACTACAAATGGAAAACAAAACAAAAGAACAAGATATAAAGATTCAGAGTTTAGAGAATACATAAAAAAGTATACAGACCCTATTTATAAATTAATAGGTAGCCCCTGTTCTAAGTGTCATTCTACAGGCTATGAAAACTTACTAAAGAAGGATGGCACAAAAAGAATTAGGCCGCTAAAGTGTAAGGACTGTAAGGGACAAGGAACCACATACATTGAAACTGAAGTTCCTGCAGGATTTAAATATAAACCATACTCTTTTGAGGATGCAACTATAAATGGTTTTAAGGTTGATACTCATACTTTACTTAAAATATCTGAGTTTAGTAAAGGTAAATTAAAAATATTTGCAGATAACTTAATTAAATATAGTGCAGTGGGTAAACTATTAAATACTTTTGTTCCTGCATTAAAAGATAATGTAAGGTATAACACAGGGTTATTACATCCGTCATACAATCAAACTTCTACAACCACAGGCAGACTATCTTCGTCTGAACCTAACTTTCAAAACTTACCAAGAGACGGTGGTATTAAAAGTGTAATCATATCTAGATTTGAAAACGGAAGTATCTTTGAAGTAGACTTCTCGCAGTTAGAATTTAGAACTGCAGTTTTTTTAGCACAAGATAAACAGGGAATGAAAGATATTGAGAATGGTGTAGATGTTCACCAAAATACTGCAGATATAATAGGTTGTAGTAGGCAAGATGCCAAGGCTCATACCTTTAAACCTTTATACGGTGGGATGATGGGTAATGAAAACGAAAAAAGATATTATCAAAGTTTTTTAAAAAGATATAGAGACATTGCTAAGTGGCATATAACTTTACAAGAAACTGCATACAAAACAAAGATAATATCTTTACCTAGTGGAAGAGAATATTATTTTCCAGATGTTTATAAAACAACTAATAAGTATGGTGATATTAGATATACTAAAGCTACTAAAATAAAAAATTATCCTGTTCAAGGTTTTGCTACTGCAGATATAGTTCCCATAGCTTGTTTAAATGTATGGTCTTTGATGAAAGAAAAGAAAGTAAAGAGTTTAATTATAAATACTGTGCACGATTCTATTGTCATTGATACATATCCTGGTGAAGAAAAGGTAGTAGAATCAATAATAAAAACTGGTTGTAGTAGAGTTAAAGATTATTTACTTTTAAAATTTGATTGTGATTTTAATGTACCCCTAGATATAGAAATAAAGAAAGGCCAGAACTGGCTTGACACAAAGCAAATATAATAATAATATATAGTATTAAATAAATCTAACATATGTTAGTAAGGAACTAAAATGTCAAACGAAGTAAGCAACATAAGTAACCTATCTCCAGAGGCGGTGATGGCAATGATAGGTCAAGATTCTGCACCGACCACAACCTTAGCAACTATGAGAACAAATAGAGAGCCAGAGGATGATGACGGAAATAAACTTCCTATGGGTTCTTTTAGAATAGATAATAGTAGTGTTGGAACTATTTTTGGTAAGCCTGTTTTTTTCAGACCATTATACACTGCAATGCAGTATAAAAAGTATGATGAAAATAATGAAGACAATAACTATAAATCTATTATGTTTACATCATGGACTGATGAGATACCCGATACAAATGGTACACAAAGATGTGGTAGTATTCCTAGAAAAAAAAGAGAAGGATTAAGTCAACAAGAAATAGACGAGCAAGATAAAATTAAATGCTTTAAATATGTTTGGGGACTAGCAACCATGAAAGGTGTTTCAGCCACGGGCAAAGAACTATCCATAACGGATGAGCCTGTTTTATATTCTGCATCTGGTACAAATTTTATACCTATGCAAGAAATAATACAAGGTATCAGTCAAAGAAATGAAGTAATGATTAATTGTGTTTTAGAATTTTATGACACACAAAAAGAAAAGAAAGGTTCTAACATTTGGTATGTGGCAAAGATAAAAGAATCTTTTACAAAACCACCGGCACTTACTGAAGAGCAATTAAAACATTTAAGTATGTTTAAATCTATTCGTGAAAGTGAAAATGCATATGTCATGGGTTTACATAAAGAGAAACAAAAATCCACTGAAGATGTATTAGATGATGATATAGTTGCAGAATTAGAAACAGCATGACCTTTTTAGAAGAGGTTAAATCTCTTCTTGTTGAATCTCAAAGACGGCCAATAAAGATACCTCATTTAATCCAACATCAGTTTGCTAGTGATTGTTTAGAGGCAGTAAAAAAACAATTTACGGGTAAAAGAGAATCTGAATTTAGGATTAGGATGTCTAATATTGGTCGCCCCCTTTGTCAATTACAGATGGAAAAAAAGTATGCATCTGATTCTCAAGTGGGGTACGCTTCAGATTATAACACTAAGATAAGAAATTTATATGGTGATATACTAGAGGCAGTAGTGGTTATGCTCCTTAGAACTGTAAAGGCTAAGATTGATGGTGTTCAAGGGAAGGTAAAATTAAAAACAAAATACTTTGACATCAAGGGTACTTATGATATTATTATTGACGATAAAGTCTACGATATAAAGTCATCATCTAATTTCGCATTTAAAAATAAATTTAATAAAGGATTTCAAGTCATGAGTGAAGATGACCCTTTTGGATATTTACCTCAAGGTTATTTATATGGTAAAGCACTTAAAAAAGATTTTGGTGGTTGGATTGTAATCAACAAAGAGACAGGGGAAATGCTAGTAACAGAGCCTCCACAAGAAGACACTAAATACAAAAGAAGTGCACTTAAAAGGGCTAATAAAAATATTAAAGCATTAATGACTAATGCTCCATTTAAAAGACAGTTTGAATTAAAGAATGAAAAGTTTGGTAGGAACGAAACAGGAAATAAAGTGTTAAGCACAGTATGCACTTTTTGTAACTATAAACATAAGTGTTGGGATAACTTACAATATTTACCTCAACAACAATCTAAAGCAACTAATCCGGCATACTATTGGTACGCTGAGATTAATAATCCTAGGATGGTAGAAAGTGAAGAGAACTAAAACTGATGACGTAACTATGAAATTATTTATAACTCCTTTTGGAGAAAATAAATTTGCCTGTAGATTAGATGGGAGGTATAAACCCAACACTAATGAAAAAGAACTAGCCTTTATCGTAGCTTTAGGACTTAGACAAATATCTTTAGATGACCCCGATTTAATATATGATTTAGGAAAATCTTTATATGAAGTTCTTGAAATGGAAAGTGAGAACAATAAAGATAATATAATCTACTTAGACGAGTGGAAGAAGAAGTTACATTGAAACATAACTCAGATTTTAAATACGATTTAAAGTGGGGAAAGGTTGGCGAGAAAGTTGTTGCCGATATTGTAGAGGGTGATTCTACAGAAGTAAAATCAGAAAGAGATAAGTGGATTAAAAGTGGTAATCATTTCTGTGAGTATTCTAGTAGAGGTAAAGACAGTGGTATACTTACAACAAATGCAAAGTATTGGTCTATAAATTTTTATAAAAAGGATAGACTTTTTTTTAATATAACTCTTGAAACACTTTCATTAAAAGATATCATCAAAAAAAATAAGTTTAAAAAAATGCCTGGTGGTGATAGTAATACTTCATGGGGTTACTTGATACCCATAACTGAGTTAATAAATGTAAACAACTATGAGAATAATTAAGGACCCATTCACAGGAGATTTACTTATGTCTTTAGATTCTTTTGAATCAAAGCAAGTAAAGGACAAAGGATATATAAAGATATCCACTAAAACAAATTTCTTTGGTTACCTAAAAATACTGCATGATGATTTATCTGCAATAATTACTGAAGAGTTAAGAAGCATACAACTAAATAAGGAGAAAACTAAAAATGCAAAAATACGAAATAAGTCAAAAATTAATACAAACAATAGTTAATTTTTTATCCACACTTCCGTGGAATCAAGTTAATCAAATATTAGGCTCCATAGCCGCAGAGGTGCAAGAAAATGAAAAGAAAGATATTGCCAAGAAAGACAGCAAATGATTTTGAATTATTTAATTTGTCAGTGTGGTATTGTGCAGAGGATAACCAACTTTATTGGGATGAAGACTGTATTAATACAACACAGCTTATTAAAAAATTTAAAGAAAAGTATGGCACCATGCGATATGCATGGGATGGCCGTCATGTTAACGAAAAAGTATTAAGAACTCCACTACCCTTTATTCTAAGGGCAATCATTAAACGTCTACAAGAACATACAAACGATACTCACAAAGATACGCAAGACCTATTGAATAGGCTTATTGCTTAACACCTTCATAAAAAAATTCGTGGTCTCCTATGACACCTTTTTTTTCTAAATCGTAGTACCATGAAGGAAGCTTATCTCCTCTATCCATAACTACTTTAGGATTTATGAAATGTGTAGCTCCTTTTGTTACATCCTCTAG